CCCCCCGACGTTTACGGGCGGAGGTTACACCGACGTAACGATTGGAACCCAACAGGGTTCCACGAATGTTGTGTTTGGTGGTGTGGCGGCCGGAAGTGCCGCTAGTGTTATTTTTGGTACGGAGACCGGTCTTAAGGTTGATTTGATGGCTGGTGATATGGCGACGGTGCGTTCTTTGCGGGAAGCGTTTCAGCTTGCCCGCTTGTTCGAGCGTGATGCTCGGTCCGGGACGAGATATGTGGAAATCGTCAAGGCCCATTTCGGAGTTTCTATGAGTTCTGAGCGGTGGCGCCCCGAATATTTAGGGGGCGGCACGTCGATGGTGAATATCCATCCTGTTGCTCAGACTTCGGGTTCCGCCGATGCCGGCGGGTATACTGATACCCCGCAAGGGAATTTGTCTGCGTTTGGGACCGCTTCGATGAGCGGTCATGGTTTTTCTAAGACGTTCGAGGAGCACTCGATCGTTCTTGGTTTTGTTTCTGTGCGGGCTGATCTTACGTACCAGCAGGGGATCGACCGGATGTGGTTGAGGTCGACCCGGTACGATTTTTATTGGCCCGCTCTGTCTCATCTTTCCGAGCAGGAAGTCTGGTCGAAGGAAATCTTCGCCGACGGAACTGCCGGTGATGATTCTATTTTTGGTTATCAGGAACGGTATGCGGAATATCGCTACAAGCCTTCCAAGATTTGTGGGAAGTTCCGTTCCGTTGATCCTACTCCTTTGGATATTTGGCATCTGTCTCAGGAGTTTGAGAACCGTCCTCTGTTGAATAAAGTATTCATTGAGGATGACCCTCCGTTTGATCGTATTGTTGCTGTGCCTTCTGAGCCTAAGTTTTTGTTCGACGCCTACTTCCGGCTTAAGTGTGCGCGCCCGATGCCGGTCTACTCTGTGCCCGGCATGATTGACCACTTCTAATGAGTGGCTGGGCCGCTGTTGGTTCGTTTGGTGCTGATCTCGTTGGTGGTTTAATCCAACGTGAGGACTCACGTCGTGAGGCCTCGAAGAACCGGGAATTTCAGGAGAGGATGTCCTCGACGGCTTACCAGCGGGCAACCGCTGATATGAAGGCCGCCGGTCTTAATCCGATGTTGGCCTTCTCTCAGGGGGGGGCGTCTACTCCCGGTGGTTCTGTTGCTCAAATGCCGGATGTGACCGAAGGGGTCACGGCGTCTGCGCGTGAAAGCGCTATGTTTAAGCTTCAGAAAGAAGCTCTTGGTCAGGATGTGGCGAAGAAGTACAACGAAAATGAGTTGTTGAAAGTTGCTAAATTGAACGCCATAAATTCTGGGCGTTCTCTTAAGGCGCAAGCCGAAGTTGACGAGTTTCAGTCGTCTATTATCCGAGGGATTAATCCCTCGGTTGAAGGCCTGACAGGCCTTTTGCAGAAGCTGGGCTCTGCGTTTGTTTCTCCCGCTGTGAAATATTGGGGGGAGAAAGTCGAGACCTGGGATTCGAAAGAGGGTGTGAAAGTTATCCCGAGGAGGGAGTAATGGGTCGCTATTCGAAAGAGTTTAAGTTGCCGTCTCGGACGGTTCAGTCCGAGGCTGATTCTGTGAATATTAATTCTATTGTTGCGCGGGCTCGCGCTGGTGGTTCTGTGCCCTCGCTGACTAGCCGGGAACCCCGGTATATTGATGTCAGTGAGGTTGGTGATTATCGTGAGGCCCTACACCGTGTGAGGGCCGCGCAGGAGGCGTTCATGACGCTCCCTGCTATTGTTCGGGCCCGGTTTGAGAATGATCCGGCCCGCTTGTTGGTGTTCCTTGGGGACCCGGCGAATCGGCCTGAGGCCGAGAAGTTGGGTCTCGTTAAGCCGGCGGTTGAGCGTTCGGCGGCGCCGGCCTTGACTGCCTCTCAAGGCGGTCGTGTTGGTGATACTGGTCCGGGACTGGTCGCCAAATCGGCGTAAAGCCCCAGTCTGGGGGCTACCCTCCCCGGTTTATTGACCCCTCCCCGGCTCCCTCCGGGGGGGGGTCTTGTTTTTGGACATTTGCCTACTTGATGTCAAATGTCCTACCACCCGTTTTTTCGGGTGGTGTTTTACGGCTCGACGGTAAACTTGACAATGCGCTGGAAATATGGTAGTTTTTTTACGGACTTTAAAGGCGCTGATGTTGGTGTTGTCGGGCCGTTATGTTGTGGACCCGCGGGAGCGGGTCGCTGAGGGCCAGGCCCCCCCAGGGCCGCAGTTGGCCCTCTGCGAAACCGCCGTAACCCCAGGCTCCGCCTGACCTGGTGACGCGGTTTTTTTTGTTTTTTGTGTTTCTTTTGGTTGAAAAGGACTTCTATGTCCGATGACAGTTCGGACTTTATTTCTCGAGTCGGTGACTGGATCGTCATAGTTGGTGATTTTAAATTTTCTTGTGGAACGAGCGAAAATGCTAAGATCGCAGAAAGAGAATTGGCAAAATTCTTTGTCCTTTCTGGTTTAGAGAAATTGTTGGTGACTGGAGGTTCTAATGCGACGAAGTCGGATGTCTCGAGGTAAATCTCGAAGGTCTTATCGTTCAGGTTTGCGTGTGCACGGTAGGAACCGTGTGTCTGGTTCTCAACGTGGTGGTTCTCGTCTCTGATGGCGTGTTATTCTCCTTTGAACGCATGGCGTGGGGCGAAAGGCCCCTCGGGGAAAAATTCAATCGTTTTTTCCTCGCGTTCCTCGGAGCGTGGTTTGGAAGTTCAGCTTCCGTGTGGTTCCTGCCTTGGTTGTCGTTTGGAGCGTTCCCGTCAGTGGGCGCTCCGGTGTGTGCATGAGTCTACTCTGCATGACCACAATTCTTTTGTTACTCTCACGTACTCTCCGCAGAATCTTCCTCGGAATGGTTCTCTTGACCCTCATGCTCTTCATTGTTTTATTGAGCGCGTGCGCGCTCGTTTCGGTCAGGTGCGGTACTTCGGATGTGGTGAGTATGGGGAATCGCTAGAGCGTCCCCATTTTCATGTTTTGTTGTTCGGCGTGAATTTCGCCGATAAGGTTCTTTGGAAGAAAGGCCCCGAAGGGGATTTGTTTCGTTCGCCGACGTTGGAGAAGCTTTGGAAGTTTGGCTTCTCTACTATTGGTGAGGTGACTTTTCAGTCGGCGGCTTATGTCGCCTCGTACGTCTTGAAGAAGGTGACGGGCGAGAGGGCTCCGGGTCATTACGGGGATAAGTACCCGGAGTTTGTTCGGATGTCTCGTAATCCAGGCTTGGGCCGTGGTTGGTTCGAGAAGTTCAAGGATGATGTTTTTCCTCGTGATTTCGTTATTTGTGAGGGCAAGCAACTTGCTGTGCCCAAGTATTATGGTAAGCTGTTCGAGGCCGAAAGGCCGGATGTGATGGCGCAAGTTAAGCGTAAGCGTTCCGGGTTTCATTTCCGGGTTGTGCGCCATGAGAAGGACGGGACCAAGTGGATCACGTCCGACAATGACAGCTTTCGTTTGAAGGTTAAAGGGGCGGTGAAAGCCGCCTCTATTCGTGAAAAACGTCGACCATTGGAGGGAGACAATGAAGCTTCTCGCGTTTAGTGTTTATGATTCGAAATCGGAGGTTTTTTCGCCTCCGATGTGTTTTGGTACGAAGGGGATGGCTGTTCGCTGGTTCTCTGATATGGCCAATGGCCAGAATAAGGCGATATCTGACCATCCCGGTGATTTTACGTTGTTCCAGATTGGAGAATATAACGACGGGACCGGCGCTTTTGTGACGCTCCCGGCGGCTCTCAATCTGGGATTGGCGTCGACGTTCTCGAAGAACGGGACGCTTGAGGTTGTTAAATAGGAGGCTTCCTTGCAATCAGTGATGTCTCATAATTTCGGAAATACCCCTGGCCCTGTGATTGAGCGGTCGACGTTCGACCGTTCTCATGGTTTGAAGTCTACCTTCGATGCTGGGTATTTGGTGCCTGTCTTTGTTGACGAGGCGCTTCCTGGTGATACGTTCAATTTGTCCATGACGGCGTTTGCACGGCTTGCTACTCCGTTGAAACCGATCATGGACAATATATTTTTGGATTCGTTCTTTTTCGCTGTCCCGTATCGTCTCATTTGGGACAATTGGAAAAAGTTTAATGGTGAGCAGGTTAATCCTGCTGACTCGACGGATTTCTTGATTCCGACGGTGACTGGGACCAATATTTTGACTGGGACCATGTGGGATTATTTTGGTTTGCCTACGAATGTGACCGGCCCATTGACTGTGTCGGCGCTTCCTTTTCGCGCGGCAAATCTTTGTTATAACGAGTGGTTTCGCGATCAAAACTTGATCGATTCTTTGCCGGTTCCGACGAATGACGGGCCGGATGCGTTGACGAATTATAATCTTTTCCGTCGGGGGAAACGTCCTGATTATTTTACGAGTGCCTTGCCCTGGCCTTCGAAAGGGCCGGATACGATTCTTCCGATTGGAACTCAAATTGATCTTTCGTCGAAAGGTGTCCCCCCGACGTTTACGGGCGGAGGTTACACCGACGTAACGATTGGAACCCAACAGGGTTCCACGAATGTTGTGTTTGGTGGTGTGGCGGCCGGAAGTGCCGCTAGTGTTATTTTTGGTACG